GAAACACCAGCACCACCCGATCCTGCGTTGGTAGAACTGTTATTGCCGCCTACTGCTCCTGCGCCGCCGCCACCAGCTGAGTTATTAGTAAAATTAGTACCAGCATTATTGCCACCTGCATAACCTTGATTAGCAGTACCGCTTGCACCAGTTAAACCTGAGGCGCGACCAGCACCACCACCTGCACCACCAGTTGCACCACCACCACCACCAGCACCACCACCGCCGCCACCAGTAGAAGTAATGGTTGAAAGAATTGAGTTAGAGCCATTTGTACCAATTCTGTTTGTACCACCAACGCCACCTGCGCCACCAGCACCAATAGTTAATGAATAAGTGTTAATTGCTAAGGTCAAAGCAGATTCTAAGGAACCGCCGCCACCAGTTGCAGTTACTGTTGATCTTAGACCACCAGATCCGCCACCTGCGCCGCCTAACGTTCCGCCACCACCGCCGCCAGCAATTACTAGATAATCACAAGTTAAAGGGTTGTTTGTAATTCCTAAATTGCTAGAAGCAGTGAATACACGATAGTAATAAGTGGCATCACTAAATAGCGTTCCACCAGTTACCACCGATTTTGCTATGTTTGGACTTAATACTCCTACAACTGTGTTTAACATTAGCTAATCGCACCTACAACATACCAAGCATCTGTGCCAGTTTTAATACAAGCTGCGGATTTATATTGCCCTAATACTGGTGCAGCCGCAGTTGCACCTGCTGAAAGAACTGTCGTGGTTCCGCTAGTCACAGCTGAAATTGTGCAGTTACCAGCACCGATGTTCATGACTGTAATAACTGTGCCAACTGGGTGCGCCACTGAAGCATTGGTAGGGATCTTAAAAGTGTTAGCCGATGCATTAGACATCGTCACCAAAGTTTGATAACTGTCATTTAGCACTGAAGTGTAAGTTGTGCCTGTTTGGGCGTTGAGAGTGAATGCCACAAGTCCATTGAACATTGCAGCTGTCATCACATCACCAGTTGCTGCTGGGAATCCTGTGGCCATTTGTTCTCCTTAGTAAGAAAGTGTGTTAGTGCCTAGTATCCCATAATCTGTTCCAATAATGAACGATTCGATGATGGGTTCTAGGGTGGTTAATGTGGTTTTCCAGTTACTTGGTTTGATGTCATGTGACACGCCAAATACCTGCAAAGTCTTGGTTAGGGTTGATGAGCCCGGTTGAGTTGTTGTTATTGTGATTGGATCAAAGAAGTCAAGATCTAGGGCGGCAGTAATGCCAGCATCGTAGTTATCAGTGTATAGATCTAAGGTAACTGCATCGCAGCGGATCGAGGTTTCTTGGCGAGAAGCAACAAAGGCTTGGGCATTGTTCAGGGCTTCTGCATCTGTTTCCATAAGCAGGTTCTGCTCTTGAAATGAGTGCAAGAAATACTTATCGATCGAAGCTTGGTTGCTAGCCACCTGAGGTGTGCCACCAGTACGAGTAACGCTAGCCTTGTTAAATACCAGAGTATCGTCTAATTTCCATAAAGCATTGTTATATGAGATCCCAGTGCCATCGTCATTGAAAACCACTGGAGTGCCAGCCACGCTGGTAGAAGTAAGTTGGCGGTCTTGGAAAACAACATTTCCGAATCCGTCCATATACAGTGAACCAAATTCAGTGCTGGTGATTAGCTGCATTGCAGCAAGGGAAGTTCTAAGAGTGCCAGGGTCTGCTTGAACTGTGGTTTGCCCAGCATCAATGTCGCGCATGCCAGTAGGCCAGCCGATTGCATCAAGGATCTTGCCAATACGAGTGCCAGTAGTTTGACCTGCTGGAGTTGTTGCTACTGTTGTTATCTGTGCATTCTGGAATAGTCTAAAGCCGTCCACTGCTTGAACAGTAGTGTAAACAATTTCACCCACATCTTTAGGGGTGGTGGTGTTATATGAGGTTATGTAACCTGCAAAGATTGGGTAAGTAGTTCCCTCGTAACTAGCAGTAATAGTTACCTTACGCATTGGGGTCAAAAGTTCATAGTAGGGCGATGATGGGTTCATCGGGTTAAAGTCGCCGTTCTGATCGATGATCCGAAGGCTCATTGTGCCAGTCTGGAATATGTCTGAAAGAGCTGTGCGACCGCGATTAGTTTTGATTGAATCGACTACGCTAGAAACATCGACTGTAACTGCTGTGCTATCGGCAAGAGCATTGACTCCCAGAACGCCTGAATCAAGAATCATAGGCGAGGCAAAGCCAGCACCTGTTGAAAAGTTGATAATGGCGTTAATTACTGGGAGTGTCATAATTACTCAAATTCCGGTAATGACCCAGGTGGTCTTATCTTCAAGCCTGTACCTAAACCAATGGTAACCGCATCAGTCACAGCTGTAACAAACTCATCTTGCATAATTACAGAACCAGTGTTAGTCACATTGACTGTTACTGGTGCTTGTGTACCAAAACCAGAATCATAATTGCGATCTCTATTTTGGTACGGATTGAAACTCATGCCAGCAACAGGCATGCTATTTGTAGCAGCCGCCGCTAAAGCTTCTACAACAATTTGTGTTTCTGCTACCGATGCAACAGCAGCTTCAGCAGCGGCTGCCGCTTCAACAGCAATGTTTTCTACCTTAGTCAAAATATCATTGACTGTATCACTTTCTGCAAAGATACTAGGGGTATTAGTTACTGTTGCTGCTGCTTCTGCGGCGGCTACTTTGAGATCATAGTTGCGATCTGCGTTTTGAGTAGGGTTATAAGTAACGCCTGGAATCATAGTGGAATTAATTGCAGACATGCCTAGGCCTAGTTTACCAAGTGCTGCCAACGCTAGAGATAAACTTCCAGCCCATGTAGCAAAAGGATCTTTGGCTTGTCCGATTGCTAAAAGATCGGCAGCAATCTTAGCATTTTGCTTTTGGATCTCTTCAAGTTTCTTTTGTAAGGCTTCTGCTTTTGTAGCATCTTCATCAGCAATTGCTTGCATAAGAAGTAAGCGAGTCTTTTCTTCTTCGCTAATCTTGCCCTTTAGAGCAGCAGCGATCTGGATCTTTTGCAAATCAAAAACCGATTGCGCTTTAGCAAGTTTGGCTGCGTTAGCAGCAGCCTTTTTGTCAGCTGCAATTTTAGCAGCGGCTGCGGCTTTTTCAGCTTTTATTTTAGCAGCTGCGGCTTTTTTAGCAGCATCAGCAGCAGCCTTATCTGCCCGTTGAGTATCTTGGCTAGAGATAGACATTGGAGTGGTAAATCTTGTACCCATTTTAGTAGCACGAAGCGCAGCCTTTTCAGCTTCATCAAGAAAGAAACCAGTGCCTAAAAGTTCTTTTGATACTTTAATAAACTTAGCAAAATCTACAGTCGCATTTGAGATTGATTTAGCAATTCTATCAATGGCAGATACTGTTCCATCGACATTTTGGGAATTGCTTAAAGTTCCAAGAGCATCGACTAAACCTTTGCCTATAGTTTCCTTGGCATTATTGGCTGCTACCTGTAACTTGTTAAGTGATCCCTGATAAGAATCCGAAGCTCGTTTAGCTTGTCCGGCAAAAAGATCTGACAGCCTAGATTGAATTTGTTCAAAATCAGAAGAAGCAAGTTCGGCTTTAGATAAACCAACGCCTAAACGACCAAGGGCTTGAGTCTGCCCTAGATAAGCCTTTTGAAGGCTCTGAGAAACTTGAGTAACGCTTTTTCCAGTACCAGCAGCAATATCCAAGGCTAGAGATAAAAGTTTTTGTGACTCAGTAACATCACCTGTGGCGCGAAGAATCCTGTCTAATGCTGGACGAAGTTCATCATCGAGAATGCCAGTCTGCATTTCAAGTCTGTTAATAAAGCCGTTTACTGATCCAACATTTGAACCATAAGCAAGGCCAAGATTTTTTAGTGTCTGGCCTAAACTCTTGGCGGCTGCATCATCTTCGGCAAAAGCCTTAACGCTGGCCTTGCCAAAAGCAAGAACCTTTTGTGCAGCAAAAACTCCAACAAAACTTTTTGCCAAACTTTTAACATTTTTCTCAAGTTTTGTAGCGGCAGTTTCAGCTTGCTTAAAACCTTTGGCATCAAAGCGCGAGCCTATCTCAATATCTGGTAATGCCATTAGGCTGCCCTTCTATACTTCTGTGTTTGATTTCTAACGTAAAATTCTCGAGTTGCTTTATCGATTGCTTTTAAAGCAGCACCTTCAGCAACGCCTTTACTTGCAGCCCAAGCGCGATAAATTAAGCGACCGCGACCTTTAAGGCTGCTTACTAATGGATCAAGGTTTGCAATAAACTGTGCGCCAGCACGAGGATTTACAGAACGGCTAACACTTTTAGAACTGCCACCGGCATTACGACCAACCCAAGGTTGCCCATCTTGATTTGTTCTGCCAGCTGTTTCATAAATAGCACCAGCTGCTGATTTGTTAATGATACGCGCCATTGATGTAAAACCATTTTTATTAGGCTTGCTAACAGCAGTCGTATAAATAATTCCACGAGTGATTGCTCGATAATTAAAGAAAGGGAAGCGCGCCTCGGTAAAAGGTCGCGCTGCCCAACCACTCATAGGTGATTCCGCTGGCACATAACCTCTAGCCTTTTTAACGACAGGCTTTAGAGCAAGAGCCAATTCTTTCTTTAATTGTTTTTCAAGATCAGGAGTAAATTGACGAAGAGCCTTACGCAGATCAGCGTTTCCGCGTATTTCTACTTTGGACATCTTTCATCTCCTTGTTTCGATCTTTCATAGCCTGTAATAAAGCCTTGAACATTCTCGAATCAAGTTCGAGTAAGTCGTTAGGCGCGATCCTCGTTTCTAAACTTAATCTCGCGACCAAGTAAGTAAAAGAGTCACGCCCTATAATTCCGGGTCATCATCGAGGACTTCCACCTTTTGAAGTGTGTCCAAAAACTCTGCACCAAACATCTTGACAGTTTCACCGCTACGGCGAATGCACTCCCAAGCCAGCCAATAGACATCGGTCTGTCGTTCCATGTCACGAAAGGCTTTGTGAAAGCCCATCTTGGCATAAACCTCGAATGCATATTCGATCGATGGAGTTATCTGGTGTTCAGATACAGACCCATCTGCCCTTGTGATCTTTAGCTTTGCCATTTTGTTAGCCCTTTTCTTTAGTAGTTAGATTATGCCCAAGTACCAGTTGTTGCGATTGCTGTCTTGCTGTTGCAGGTAAATGTAAGATCCATCATACCTTCATCAGCGACAGCACCGTTAATGTCTGTTAGGTTGTCAACCAAGATTGTGCCTGAATATAGAACGTTGGTTGCTGATACAGCAGCTGATGAATCTTGGATTGCTGCGAAAGCAACAGTTGTGCCGTAAGCAGCCTGAAGGGTTGCTAGAACATTTGCTGCTGCTGTGTCGTTCAAGAATGACACTGTGATGGTATCTGCTGAAAGTCCGGTAACGAACTTATGAGCTGTGTCGCCCATTGCAGTAACTTCGATCTGATCTGATACACGATTAAGTGTGAATGCAGTTACATGATCTGAAAGATTGATAGTGGCAATCTTTAGACCAACTTTGTTATTTAGAAAAATTGCCATGATTATTCTTCTTCCTTCTTAGTAGTTACTGGCTTTGCTGGTGCATCGGTGATCTGACCAATCTTCTTCAAGAAGGCTAGATCCTCTGGTGTTAGGTCTGACATATTAACTCCAACTTGTTAGGATTGATACGGACATCTCGCAGCTGAGCAGATCACCTGATGCAGCGTTGAGAACACTTGGGGCAGATACACTGCCTACATTATAGGTCAAAGAACTAGCAGCGAGTAAATTAAACACTCGAACCACATTAGTTTCAATGCCATTAAGGTTGCCTTCGTTATCGAATAAAGGCACAGTTATTACAATCTTAAAATTAGCCAAAGGGCTGATGGTGTTGCGCGCGTTGTTGCTTGGCGACAGATACGGATCGTCCGGGCTGACGATTACTGAGTTAGCAAGAACAACTGAAGGTGGAAAGGCAAAAGTCTGCCAAAGTGAGTTGTCAACTAACGCTGTTGCCAGGGTAGTTCGAAGGGTCGTGATCGATGCTGGCATTAGCCCACCATTGAGCGAGGGTCTAGCGCATGTGCGATCAATCCTCTGACCTTAGCGAGAAGCTGTGCGCTCATTCGGTAAGGTGAGGGCTGGAAATCTACGGAGTTAGAACCAGTCAATGTGCTGGTTCTTGCTTGCCAGATCTCAACAGCTATCATCAAAGCGGCATTCTGAATTGCTGCATCAGCAGTCCAGTCTGTGTAAGTTGTAGTCGATACAGATCCATAAGGGTAAATTGGGTGATACTTCTGTGCTGTTGAATGATTAGTAGCCACAGTTATTGAGTAATTACCCATTGCTGTAATTACTTTACTGCCATTGTATGAAGTACCTGAATTAGCAATAGTCACAGTTTGACCAACATAAAAAGTATCTTTTACTGGATCATTAAAATATAGGGTTCCTGATCCCACAATGTTTTCGTGAGCGATTGTGAACCACTTAGGAGCCCATAACATTGGAAGTAGGACAGCATCTGATGCATCGCAGACTTCCTGAATTGTTGCATCTGAATACAGCGAGCCAACGCCGAGAACGCTCTTAAGTTCAGCTACTGTGCAGAGTGACATTCCAATTCCTTTCTAAAGACCAAGAGGGGGCAAGGGCTATGCCCCCTCTCAGCGACTTAGTGGGCTTACGCCTTGTTGTTCTTGAATGCGCCAGCAGCAACCTTAGTTGCGATTGCGCCGAAGCCGTAGTAACCAATAGTAACTGAACCGTTAGCTGTTGATTCTGCGCGTAAGCGGTATGTTGGTGATTCATACCATGTATAAGCATCTGGGTTAACGATAAGGATTGTTCCATCGCCATCGCCACCGTTTGTTGGGTCAACGAATAAGTTGAGTCCTGCAACGCTGCCTGTGAGTGATGTAGGTGCTACTGCGCCACCTGCGTTCATTGGCTGTGATGCTGTGTAAATTGGGCGACCATTGTCGTTCAATGACATGATGTTTGACCATTGTCCGGTTGATACAACCATGTTGCGAGCGAATGGGTTTGGAAGTCCTGCTGTTGCTCCGTAAACAGAAGCCGAACCGCGAGCAACAATTCCAAG